AGAGGCAGCGATGCAATAGCATTCCCTCCAAAGCGATCCAGTGATCCCACATTGGCAATGACCAGGTCGGCAATGCTCACGCCATCGCTCAACCGTCGAGAAGTAATACCGACATCATATGCCGCTTTTACATAGGGGATTTCAAACATTCCCGGTGAAATATTATTTGTCACGGAGACCGCGAAGTCACCGATGATCTTCAAATTCTGGTCATTCTCTCCATTGCCTGTTGTCTCAAGATTGCTGAATGTATCGGTGATAGAAGTCACTGCGCGCCCATCCAGGAGGATGCCGCTGTTGTTGAAGCGAGGACTGAGGAAGTTCTGAATGGTGGTCAAGTCTTCAGAATAAGGCCAGATGATATTCTGATAACGAATGTCTGCTACGAGTGCGAGGCCAGTCGTAAATGAGGGATCAAGCGCGCCGACATTAGTGTTGGTGAGTGTGAATCCGACACCAGCAATCACGCCAGAGATTGATACACCGAGAGCATTTCCAACAGTCCCGTCATTGACAGCGGTTATTGAGACCGTCGCAAGCGTGCCTGTACCATTAGCAGCGATTACGGGTACCTGTGTATCGGCATCAATAGCGGCCACAATAGCAGTGGCTATCTCGATGTTAGTGTCCCCGTTCGTCACGGCAACTGAAATTGTATGGTCTATTTCAGATCCGACCACCACGGTGAGGGTTCCGGATGCTGTTGCAGGCCCCGTCATAACAATAGTATGAATGTTCGGAACGCCGCTTACGTTATCAGCGAGAACAATCACATCCAACTGCGTCTCTGTGTTGATCTTGCGAAATCCACGGATAGCGTTGGCAATCATAGAACGCGCTCCGAAGAGTCCATTCACAATCGTATTGTTGTTTTGTACGTTCTGCTCCAACGTATCAGCAACCGCACTACCATTGGTCGTTTTCTGCGCTATGAGCAGCACTTTCTGGGCGGTATTTTCAACAGTTGAGAAACTTCCAACCAGCGTGCCTATGACCTTGGGCTGGTTTATTTGAGTTCTAGACATTGGGAGAGTCCTCGGTAGTAGTCACTTTGTTTTTGGCAGGTTTCGCTGGTTTCTTTTCTTCGACAATACGAACGCAGCTGTCTCTCTCGGAATCTCGCAGTCGACGTCGCAGGAAATCATTTTTAATGACGCCCGCGTGATCTACCTCAGTGGTGATAACGGCACCGACAATTGGATACCGTCGCATAGGAGTCAGTATTTCGATCTGGATCGTGCTCATAGGCACCTCTGTCAACTATTACGCATGCTCATATTGCACATGCGTACCATTTACACGCACGGGGGAGTGGCGTGCTACAGGTTATAGTATCAAACGGGGATGTGGCGTGCTACAGGTTATAGTATCAAGCTGTTAGAGGCTCATCATCTAAATCAACATCTGCGCTGATCTCGACGGTGCTGTCACCAATGCCCAGACTGGTGATATCGAAGTTAATGTCACGGAATGCGCGGGATATGCTTTCGTCAACGGTGTCCAGGTTGGTGATAGCGCCGACCTGCTGGAATTCAAAGCGATGGACGTAATAGCTTCCTGTATAAGCGAACGTGCCGTCGCCCAGGTAGGTGACGCGCCCCTCCCCCTGGTTAGCTAGATCGGCAGAAAACTGGGTCGCCAATAGTGAATTGAAAATTGGCGCTCTATCATCAATCGCTTGATCCCGAGCTATCAATGCACCTATCGCTTCCGGTACTTCGCCCTTGTTGGGCACAAAGACGTAGAGCGTGAAACCCTCAATGATCAGGTTGAATTGTGCCTGCTGCTGACCACGCTGACTGGCAGCATCATTCGTGCCGCGACGGTCCTTATTGGCCTCCGTATCCTCCACCACCACGAATAACCAGTGCTGCTCTTCCTCAGATTCCACGGTGTAGGAGTTGTTTGCAGTTTCAAAATCAACCGCTCCACTGATCCGATGCCCCGTATGGACAGTCCCCTCGATCAAATCTGGGTCGCTCAGTCCCACAAGTTCCGTTTCAGGAATAAGGTAATCAAAGGTATTGGCTGTAACGGCTTCAACAGATTTTAACCCGTTGAAAACATCGAGGAATTGCTCCTGTAAATCGTCACCAGGCACAGGGATACTAGTGCCTTTGATAACGGTAAAGGTGCGTCGATTAGCAACCGTAAAAACTGTGTATGTTTCGTCTATGGTGCCGGTGATCCGGGCCAATACATCGATATTCTCTCGTGGATTCTTGGTTAAATCATGATCCGCGAGGGTGGTTATAGTGAGGGTGGTTCCATTATCAGTCACCGTATCAATTTCTACGGGCGTGTGGATGCCCTCCACGCTGGCATTATCACCCACCGCCAATCCATGAGCCGTGTTTGTCGTAATTGTAACGGTTGCATCTGGCGATCCTGTTACAACGCTGATTCCTGTGATGGTGAAATTTACAGTGAATTTATCCGTATACCGAGGCAGCTCAGTGACCAGTTGCCCAATGATATCGGAGGCTTTCATCAGCTTGCCTTCAGTTTTTTGGCAATAGCATCGTTGAACAAGGTCTGAATCTTGGCCTCATTCGTGGTCACAGCGTTGAGCAGGAGCGGCCGCGCCTTCATGTTCTTCGTTCCTTCCTCCAGGAAATTGGCATAATTCACCCCGGAACCTCGACCACCAGCACCAAACTGCATGCTGTCACCCGATATCTGATACCCGATAGAGCGACGTAGCTCGCCAGTACGGCTCGCAGGGGACTCTCCGGGCGCTGAAGCGCGCACACGGCGCGATCTACCAGGCACTGCATATAAGCGGCCGGTCTTCTTCTCCAGCATTTGTAGGCGCGCTGTGTGGCGCAGCTGGGAACCCACGGCAAAGAAGCCTATCCGGATTCCACCCTTCATATCGGGCGAAATATTGCGGATGGACTTCTCCATCAGTTTATTGCCCGGAGCAAATTCGATTTTAAAACTCACGCGCCAGAACCTGCGTGGGTATCCAGGCCACGGTCAGTGCATACTAACTTCATAAAGAGGCTGCGTTGATCCAGGTTTACCACCTGGAGGATATCCAGCCGTTCCGTCGACTCCATTAAGATCCAGCTTTCTGCGGTAATGGTACTGTCGAAATGGACATAGACGTCGTGTGTAATCAGGCGCTGCTCATCGACGCCATCAAAGAAGTCCGTGCCGTTCTTGGTTTCAATCATCGACCAGATTTCAGTACCCGTGAAATCGACCGTGTAAAATGCCGATCCTCCTGTGGGCGCAGTCAGTACCCTCGTCTGTAGGGTCACACGATCAATCAGGTCGCCGATACAGACCTGCTGTTTCTTCTTCCTGATTTTGATACATTGCGGCATTCAGTTTGCGCTCTGATAATCCCAGTCTTAAAGGGTATCTGCCGTGGCCTGTTTGGCCTTATGCTCTTCCCACTCGTTCTTAATCCAGGCTTCCAGCTCAGGCTCCAGGCAGTTAATCACCTCGTCCTTAGCGGCAGCACCGACCAGACCTTCTACAAAAGCACAGCCGGTGAGGATAAGTAAGAGGGGTATCAGTAATAGCCTCATCAGCATATCTCCTGCTATTGATTGACGATACAACAGTGGCTATAGCAAACCCCGTCATCCATACACACAAAAGAATTTAAGCCATAGTCTGTGATGCACAGAGAATAGATAGCACCCTCGAACTCATTATATTCACAGGTGCGGTGATCTAATGAACCGGGTTGGAGTTCAGTTGATATAGGAGTACAACCCGCCAACAGTGCCAGCAGTACTCCTGATATCAGCTTCACACTTTTGCCGTGGGGATACCAAACAGCGCAAAGGTACCATCCATCAGAATGCTCGTATCAGAATTGTCAGCGAATACCTGCACACTGCTTAACTTATCAATGCTGCTGTTACCACCACCAAATATCCGAGTCAAATAGTTGGCATCGGCCTGCAAAATACCGTCCCAGAATGCACTGATATAACCTGCACCTCTCAACCTGGATATTGTTATTTCCATAGAATTAGCATATTGGGAATTGGCTTGGAGCTGGACTCCACTCAACGAGATAATTGAAACACTCGTCTGGCAATCCTCATAAGAATCAGTACTGTCAGGCGTATACCAACGAGTGGTGTAATCATAGTCGGACGCATCAGGATTGTAAGTGGATGCCTCCCCAAAACGCATCCCCAGTTTCGTGTCTGACATACTCACGCTGAAACCATTAATGAGTAACTTGTAGACTTGGTACTCGTCCGTCAGCAATCCATCAAAACTGATAATGCTATCGCCGTTTGCTTCATAAGATTTAAGTAAATCGCCGTACATAATGTGTGCCTCTTTAAAGTGAGTATCTAATGGGTGTGATTGTATTTATTGCTAGCTGCCATCAGGGAAGTTCATCCACGTAGCTGATGATTATCTCAGGACCACTCCCCCAATAATATTCTTGGCTGTCTGCTGGATAAACGTCCTCATCGCGGTAGCGCAATTCACAAGTAGTTTCCCCCGTTCGGCTACTATAAGAGGGCGTGTATACATCGGAGTTAAACCTTGTCGAAAAATCCACCTTCTTAACAAATAGCGCGTCCGTTTGAATATGATATTGAATCAAGGCATGCGTATATCTAGGAAGGGCATTTGGATACTTATCGTAGGAGGAAGCCCGAACAATCGATTCCGTGCAATTTTGATCCGCAAAGGCGGCCAGCATAGGCCATGCATAAGCACCATCGTATTGTTGCTCGTACATCGGAATTAAGGCGGTTTCACCGGCACCCACAAAATCTATGTGGCAAAGTTGACTCGTATAATGTTCTCGAACTATTTCTCCGAGATAATCGCCATCTAAATTATAGGCAACTCGGTGCTTGTCATTAAAAATAAAAGATTCATTGAGCATCGAATCGGTGGTTTCTAACACGGACACACGCGCCTCCAGACCAGAAGCATCTTCTGCCAATGATCCCACCGAAAGAAATAAAGTCGCGGCCAGCACAAGTAAATTTTTCATAACTTTTTCTCCTATCCATTGTGTGAAAATGCTGATCTCAGCACGCCTAAATTGACGCTATTACCGGCTGGTCGTAAACCGAGCTTTACCTCATCCGTATCAGTTACATCACGTGTAATTGGTTGCGAGGTAATTGTTTTGATATCACCATTACCAATCCAGATGTTGCTCCCCACGCTGTCTTCTTGCGGCTCTCCATTAATTACAATGAGCAATTCATATTTGTTAGTTCCTGGCGCTAAAGTAGTAGCTGTAAAAGAACCCTGGAATGTTTGCCCTCTGTCTCTGGCACTCGTGATTGTAATTACGCCAAGGTTTTCATTGCTCATAAATGCATTTTCTCGTTGCGTAAACGGAGCATAGATGAGGTTGACGCCGCCATCAGTTATATCTGCAACCACCCCATCGGACAAAGCTGGATTGAGCACGCGGGCTGTCGAATCATCAAAAACCACTCCCCCTTTGGCGGAGGATTCTACTATTTTTTCAGGACCTGTATTACCAATCACTTCCCAAGTGGGCGAACTATGATCAAGCGTGGGGGATGAGTTAAAGATGCTCATATTGTCTGAGCCGCTGTCAGAAATAACAAATCCATCGTGAGAAATTGCAATGGCAACAGGATCGCCATCAGCAGTAGAAAATTTGTACTGGACTGTAGAAGAAACACCTTTTAAAACAATGACTTCATTGGCAACCGTATCAACAACAATGAGATTAACGCCGTCATAATCCATCCCTTGAATACCGGGCGCACCATCGACAATAAAGCTAAACAACTGCACAGGAGTGGTAGCCGTAAAGAAATCAGAGCCAAACACATGAACAGAACCCGCAACAGGGCCAGCGATGAAAAATCTCGTGCCGTCATTTGCCACACCACGGCCACCATTCAAGGGTGGTGTCAGAGCGGTTAAATCAACAGTGGCCGTGGGCGCACTAGGCCCATTGGGAAATCCATCCTCTATCATCATTTCTTCATCAGCAGCATCGAGGTGAACAAGACTCCCTCTATACCATGTGACATTGGTAGGGGTGCCAGTCAAAGTCATCGTGTCCACGATAGTGCTTGTAAGGCCAGCATAGCGATAGATATTGGACGGCCCTTGTTCCACCCCTATCAAGTTGTTGTTGGCATCTACTGCACACCCACGCAATGAAAACAAATTGACGGTTGAATCTATGACGGTGGGAATGCAGGTATATAAACTCCCATCACCGAAAAAGGTATTTCCCGCTATCACCCCAAAACCAACGGCTGCTGGGTCTTCGACCGTGATGGCAGAAGAGGTGACATCAATCGGACGAAAGCCGCCGTTCATGTGGTTGAATATTGTCACGGCAGCCGTCGCGGCAAAGTAAAAGCCGTGACTACCTGTAAGACCACCAAAAGCGTCCAGCACACTCGTGAAGGTCGTAGCATCGAGGCGGCTACACGTAGATCCTGGCATAAATTCTGTGCACCGTTGATTATCGCGGCCACTCAGAATCAGGAATGTTTCATCGTAGATGATATTGTCCATGTCGTTGACGACAACGCTAGCGCCACCGCGCAAGATGCCGTCAGAGGGATGAAAGAGTTGACCTTGATTCAACAAGATATCTCCCGATCCGGCTGCACCTGTATTGCTACCAGCATCCACATTGCGCATCAGGACGACCGAGCCACTCAAATTTTGGTCTAGCAATGCGCCTGTGCCACTTTGGCGAAGCGTCATATTGTCCATCTGAAAACGCTCGCCATCAGCCGCGCCAGAAGCTGTGCTGAAGTCCATAGCGGTGCCAGAAGAGTTGAACGTTATTGTGATGGTGCTTCTGGCACTTTGCTCAAAGGTAACACCGCTGCCAATATCGAATGTATTCCCCGTATCAACTGATAGACTTTCAAGAAAAACCACATGGACATTTGAAAAGGGATGGGCAGGCCCCGTCGCATTCGGAAGATCAGCAGTAGTAGAAATAAACAGCGTGGTTGTGCTTAATATCTTTTCATAGTTACCAGCAAAGTTCAAAAGCTCCTGTGCTGGTCCGATATTACCCAACGTCACATCGTTGACTGTTTGGCCAGAAATAGAGGAAGGTAGATTGACAATTGGATTTGCTGGATCGGTATCATCAACAGAGATGTTCGTGCCACTCACCACGCTTAAAACGCCAGCACCCTCTTGAAGACTTTCCCACCCACCCGTCAGGGGTGATATTAGAATGCTTGTTCCAGGCGTTAATATAACATCCCCAACACCGTCAATAGTATCGCTACCATCGCTATCAACTGTCACATCCATCGTCGATGCGATGGCGTTATAGATTAATAACTTTTTGTTGGCAGAAGCCGCGGCTATCAGCAACACCGTTCCTGGCGTGGCAGTAGCCGTGTAAATAATAATGTCGTTGGTCACAACATGCGCGAAAGCGCCAACGGTGGTTTCTACAATCTCATCATGGACATCGTTCAGCTTGCCGCGAACGCTCGCACCGGATTCACCGTCAGCTATTGCAGTGATGATTGCCATAATTAGTCTACCCAATCCTCGGTGTCGATCCAAATGCCTACATCACGCCAGAAGCCGGTGGCCAAAATCCAATTGGAGAGAGGTGCCTCGTCTCCGATCAGTTTGTCCACGAGGCCATCGATGACGCCTTTGATCACATTCCCAATCACTGCGTAACGCTCACAAACACATTCGAAGCGCCGCCGGAACCGCTAAACACAGCTTTCAATTGGCTGCCACTGGCCAGGTAATCAATTTTCACGGTAGCTTCGCCGGTGAATGTTCCATCCTCCAGCACCCCAAATCGAGTTGTGGGATCATCAGCGGTTGCAATTTCAATGGTGATGGTGCCGTTGCCAAAATTGTCGCCACGCACAAAAATTACGCCTGGGCCTCCACGGAAGGTGACCGGCGTCCCATCCGTATCAGCATTCACATTGTCTAGTAATATGGCCATATCAAATTCTCGTAACGTTAATTGGGCAATACTTCTACAACAGCAGTCCCACGAGGAGCCGGATCAGGATTGCTGCCACTTGCAACACTGACCTGAATTGATTCATTAGCTTCGAATGCACCGTCGGCTGTGAACTCAGTTGTGATTGTAGCGCCCGCCGCCGCGCCCCCTGAAAACTGTAGTGTTTGACCTCCTCCTCCTTCAGGCCCGATGAATTCGAAAATTGCAGTGCCAGTGCTAAAAGCATCTGACACGGTGGCTGTAATTCTTACGATGGTTCCTGCAAAACCCACTGACACAAAATTGTCCACTTGGGTGGCAAGATCGTCCAGGGTAACGGTGAATAACTTCGTCTTCAGATCAGCGCCAGCACCCGTTTCAACAGTGCCATCGAGTATCAGCTTGTTATCGCCAGAAGCATCTGCCTGTTCAAAACGATTGAGTACGTTTTCACCAGCCATTTTCTAATCCTCTATAAATTAATATTTCAAGCACTAATCAGGCACTATCTCAAATATCACTGATGCCTGTGTTACCGTTGACGTATTGCCATCGGTAATAAGCTTCAGGGTGTCCAACTCCATTTCAGAAGGCTATTACAGCTTTGGTGGTGTTCCCGCACTGGGATCTGTTTTTCTGGATATAAATAATG